CTGACACTGATGCATGGTACATCATCACAGACGTACCTAATGGAATGAAACATTTTGTTAGGGCAGCATTAAAAACTGCGATGGAAGGCGATTTCGATACTGGAAACGTAAGATTCAAAGCTAGAGAAAGATACTCATTTGGAGTATCCGACCCTAGAGGAATCTTCGGCGTTGAAGGTGCGTAATTTAAATTAACTTAAAGGGGCGGCCTCAAAGTCGCCCCTTTTTATTTTTAAGGTGTGATATGAAAAACTTCCGAGTACAAATCCATTATGAAGGTTACTACGCTGATTTAAATGTAGTGGCTGAAGACACCAAGGAAAGTGTGGAGAAATCAATCCTTGACAAGCTAGGACAAAATGAGGTAAAACTGGAGAAAGATGGATTTACCCGTGGTAAATGGATAACTTATGAGGAAGTTATAAATGACACACGACCTGTACATTACGAAACAGTCCTTGGAACTAGAGTGGCAACACGAGCACCTGAAGTCAGGGAAGCATAATATCCGTATGATTGAAATTAATAAACAGATCCAGGATGTTATCAAAAAGATCGTTGCCGAAGAATTTGAAGCAGATACTCTTCAAATTAAAGTAAACGATTCCAAGCCCGAAGTTTCGATAGCCACTTAAGCGCTATCAAAAATCAATTTTTCACTACAAGATACCTAGCACTTTTTTTAAAAAAAAGCTATATCTGAATTACTATACAATTAATTTAGAATGTAGACGCAGTATAGTCGACGGCCTAGAGACTACATTCGCAAACTAGGAGGATTATAATATGGCAAATAGTACATTTAACGGTCCCGTACGATCCGAGAACAACTTTAAGGTGATCAGCAAAGCTGCATCTACAGGTCTTGTATCTGATCGAACGATCGGTGACGGGTTGAAAGACTCTCGAAGATATTATCTTGATGAGTATTTTAATCAACTTCCAGCTCTTAACGCTTACCTACAAGGCTCAGAAACAAAAGACTGGGGCAGCATAGCGGACGGCAATGAAGAAACAGAAGATATAACAGTTACAGGCGCAGCAGTAGGAGACTATGCAGTAGCAACAATGAGTATTGATGTTACAGACTTAACTATAACGGCATCAGTAACAGCAGCAAACACAGTTACAGTTGTTGTAGGAAACTATACAGGTGGTGCGCTAGATCTTGGATCTGGAACATTATATGTTAAAGTTTTTAAAGCTGGTTCAACAGCAGTAGGTAAAAACACTAACTTTGAAGTACTAGGTACTAACATGACAACAGCCCTAGCTACTAGAAGTGCGACTGTTGCAGCAGTTACGTTGACAACAGCAGGCGCTGACCAAGACCAAGCCATTTTGGTTCCACACTTAGACAGTGGACAAACAGCATGGACTGGTGTCAAATGGGGTACTGAAAACCAAACTGAATGGGAAGCTTTAGTTCGAACAAGTTCGGCTATTGACAACCAAAAAATTTGGGCTGGTTTGAAACTGACAAATGATCAATTACCTCAAACGGATGCGGACCAAGCATATTTTTATTTTGCAACGGACGCAACGAATGGGCAATTAATTGACGACTACGGTCCATTGTACTTTATTCATTCTAATACCGGCACTGACTATCTAACGAACTTAGGTATCACAGTGGCGGCAGATACAAATTATCATTTAAAAATTTCGATTGATAGTGATAGAAAACCATCTGTTTTTGTGAATGGTAGACAATACAGTGTAACAACAAGTGCAATAACGGCTTTTGATGGCACAACTTCAGTTACTGGAACAACTCAGGCAACTATTGCAGCGAATTATTCAGCTGGTAATGCTAACACTCAAAAGGGTGCAGCGTTGAAAAACGACATTAATTTAATTCCTTACGTAGGGATTGAAGCTGGCGACGGCGCGGCAGCAGCAGTAAACGTTAGTTACATGACAATTAGCAGACTATTGTTTGAATAATAAATAATTAAACTCTCTGGGTGGAGTGTAATGACTCCACCCCTAGATAAGGAGGAAAAATGGCAGACGCAGTATTAAATCAAACAATTTTTGATGGTGATAAAAAATTAATAACACACTATAATAATGTTTCAGATAGTAGTGGAGGAACAACAACTATTGTTGATGTTTCAGCATTAGGAACAAGTCCAAGTGGAGATACTTGTACTAGAGTAAGATTAAATAAACTTTGGTATAGTGCTTCAATGACGGCTAAAGTAGATTCACTTAGACTACTTTGGGATGCAACAACTGATGCAACTTTTTTAACTTTAGAACAAAGTGGTTATTTTGATTATAGTTCTATAGGTGGAGTAAAAAACAACGAAGCTTCAGGTGTAACAGGAGATGTTAAAGCAACTCTACCAGCTTGTACTAGTGGAGACTCTGCTACTATTACTTGCGAGTGGATTAAAGTATACTAGGGAGATAACTGATGGCCAATACAACTTCAGGCACAGTTACTTTTGATAAAACTTTTGCAGTAGACGAAATTATAGCAGAGGCATACGAACGTATAGGTTCACAAGTAACTTCTGGATATCAACTAAAAACGGCGAGACGTTCTTTAAACGTTATGTTTCAAGAATGGGGTAATAGAGGTTTGCACTACTGGGAAGTAGGCGATACCAATATTGATCTCATTGAAGGTCAGGCAGAATATACTTTTTATAGAGCATCAGGTGATGGAACAAGTTCTACTACAGCAGGCGGAACAACAGGAACATCAACCTATGGTTTGGCTGATGTTTTAGAAGCTACTCTTAGATCTGATAGAGGAGATACAGATCAAGCTGATTCCACACTTACAAAAACAGATCGATCGACTTTTTCAAGTTTAGCTAATAAATTATCAAAAGGAACACCTTCTAGATATTTTGTTCAAAGACTTGTTGATAAAACAACAGTCACTCTTTACCCGACACCTGATTCATCTAATGCATCAAAAGAAATTCACATTTTCTTTGTAAAAAGAATTCAAGATGCTGATGCAACTTATACAGATGCAACAGATTCTCCTTACAGATTTATACCTTGTATGGCATCTGGTTTAGCATTTTATTTAGCACAAAAATTTAACCCGCAGGTAGCTCAACAAATGAAATTATATTATGAAGATGAGTTAGCTAGAGCATTATCAGAAGACGGTTCTTCTACTAGTGTTCATATAACACCGAAAGTTTATTACCCAGGAACATAATGACAAAATACGCAAAAGCAATATCAGATAGATCTGGAATGGAATTTCCGTACAATGAAATGGTTACTGAATGGAATGGTATGTTTGTACATAAATCAGAATTTGAAGCTAAACATCCTCAATTAGAACCAAGAGGATATGCAGGAGGAGAACGAGGTTTATTAAATGCAAGACCAGATAGAACTGAAAATGAAGTCATTGCAATTTTAGGACCAGATCCTTTTTCTACTATTTCAGCTTCATCTGGAATTATAAATGTATTTGAAAAAGGTCATGGTAGATCAACAAGTGATACAGTTAGATTTAGAGGAGCACCTTCTACTTCTGCATCTTTTAGTGATCCAAACAAATTTGATGGTATTACAGGATCTAATATTGCATATTCTTCTGGCTACTCGATCACCGTAGGCAAACGAGATTCTAGTGGTGATGTAACACAGACGGATGACTACTATTACTTTACTGTCAATACAGATACTGCTACAAGTGGAGGAGTATCAGGAGGGGGAGAGAATTGTTCGGCTGGTCCAGCAACTCTAACGGCATAATATGGCAGGATTTACTTATTCAACACTTACAACAGCAATTCAAAACTATACGGAAGTTGGAACTTCTGTATTATCTAGTACAATTACCGATCAATTTATTGATAATTCAGAGCTTAGAATACAAAGAGAACTTCCAATTGATGCAGATCGAAAAGAAATGCTTGGAAATTTAACAGCTTCAAAAGACAATGTTTATGCTCCTGCAGGAACTTTATTTGTTAGAGGAATACAGGTTTATACTTCAACGACTGCTGCAACTGGTGCTAATAGCTTTTTAGAAAAGAAAGATATTAGCTTTTTAAGAGAATACGATGCAGCGGAAACAACTACTGGTACACCAAAATATTATGCTATGTCAGGAGGAGCGGAAGGAAGCGGTGCAACTTCTTCAGGAAGAATTACAATTGTTCCAACACCTTCTTCAGCTTTTATGTACAAAATTCATTATAATGCTAGACCAACAGGATTGAGTTCAGCAAATACGACAACTTATTTAAGTCTTAATTTTGGAAATGGACTTTTATATGCATGTCTAGTAGAGGCATTTAGTTATTTAAAAGGCCCAATGGATATGCTACAATTATACGAACAAAAATATCAAACCGAAGCACAAAAATTCGGTGGAGAACAATTAGGTAGAAGAAGAAGAGACGATTATACAGACGGCGAACCTCGTATACCCGTTCCTCAACAGACACCGTAAGGAATTAAATTATGGCAACATTAACAGTAACAGTCAAAGAAGCAATCACTCTTAACAACATAGATTATGGATCGGAAAGATCTTTAGATATTTCTAGTGTTAATGAAGTTGTAAAAAGAGTTGTAACCGCATCAACAACAGAATGTGGATTAATAGGCTATATATCAGCTATTAGCGGTGTAGGTGTCACTGCAAACAAAGTAGGCTATGTTGCAGGCATCTTTGATAACGGCGACGTACGATATATTAGAATTACAAATTTAGATTCATCCAATCATATTATGCTAACTTTTAGAGATGAAGATGACACAGAATATAGAATGAAGGTTGACGCGGGTCACTCGTTTATTTATCCAGGTGATAATAGCGGTGGCGTAGTGGATACCATG